CTCTTTACTTCTTTCTCTTCTTTATATTCTTCTTTCTCTTTATGCTTGGAAAGTTTCTTGCCAGAGGCTTGCAAGTTTTTTGTATAGTTATCCTTTATTTTCGCTATCTTAGCGAAACACAACTCCCACTCTTTTCCAGAATAGTCCGCCGTTAGTCGGCCATGTGTCTGACAGTAGTCCAACACCTGTCGGACTCTTGTCGGAGTAGTGCGGAGCTTCCGTCGGAGATATGCCGGACTAACGGTCAACACTCCTGTGACTTCGTTGCCATTTTCTTTAGCGATAATTTCTATCAATCCGAAGAAAACGACGTATCCAAGGTGGGAAAATTCATCCATCAATCCCTGAATAAATGGGTCGTCAAGCGAGTCGGTATAATGCTTAAACCATTTCAATTATGACTATCTCCAAAACAAAAAGAACCCCCCCGGTGAGCTATGTTGGCACAGAGCAACCGAGAGGGTCTTTATGTCTTCACCCGGACAGGGGAAGTTGATAAACTTATATATGCTCTTCATACTCTGTGCCATATACCTATATTACCACATCACCAAAAGGTGTCAATCTTTTTTTACCTTTTTTCTCTTACTACAAACCCCGCAGAGCCCATTCTTCACGGGCCAACGGTAGCACTTCTTACAGACCACCACGGCCCGGGCCCTCTTCTTACCGTCCTCACAGTCCAGGCAGGGCCTAACGTCTATCAAGGTCATCAGCCCCCACTCCCTCAACGTCCTGTTTTTCACGTTATGGAGATAGTGCGCCTTTAGGTGGAGCTGGGCGCATGAGCGGGGCAGGGTTCTCATGTGATATGGCTCACACTTAATGAGTTTAATCTTCATTGAATACCTTATCCTTTGCCCCACCGATAATCTCGGGGCGCTGTTGACAAGGAACAATGCCCCTCTCCCAGCAAAGGTCTAACTGCTTATCCGTTACCCATTTATAAGCCTCACGGAGTTTCTTTCTTGCCTTGGGCATGTCTTCCCATGCGCTGTTAAGTTGAGACTCAAGATAACGGATACGGTCAAGATATTCTTCGGGATAGACGGCCTTTTTTCTCATTCTGTTTAAGAGCTTTGTCCACCACTTTTTATAGCACCGTGTAGAGCAAAAAAACTTTCCCCTTTCGTAGGGCTTTATCTTGTGACAGCGGCGGCAATACATGAGTCTTGATATCCTACCCTTCTTGGTCAGAAACGTGAATGAATACATTTTGCCTCCCTTTAGTAGAACCCTTTGGTTGCCCTGTTAAATTCCATCTCCCTTGCGTCCCTCGCCTTCTCCTCTGTGCAATCATCACAAAGGTAATGCCCGGGCTGTGTCTCACGTCCACATGGGCAGAAGTGGGCGGGTTGTATTTTCTTTTCTTCGTCGTTCATGTTTTTCATTTGGCTACCTCCTTTGTAAGTTGTCCTTCCCATGCCTTAACTCTTTCCCTTGAGCCCCAAGCGTCTAACGGGATATGATTGTAGATATAAGAACAAATCTCCCGCAGACAATATAAATGTTCCCTGTCTGCCCTGCCGATAGCGTCAAAGAGGTCATTTGACATAACTGCCTCTAAAAAATGACCGGGTCGTGTTCCATGATTAACATATCTATCTATTGACATCTGCGTTCTCTCTGGTATTTTCTTCTCTTCGTCGTTCATGTTTCCCTCCATATATCATCATACCCGTTGTTATCGGGCGGCGGCGGGTCTTGGTCTAAGGCGTGCCAATCAGAAGGGGATTGAGTCATCGTCGTCGGGCTCCTGTGATGTGTTGTCAGTCTTTGCACTCCCACCGAGCATTTTCATCTCCCGAGCCACTATCTCGGTTTTGTAATGGGTCACGCCGTCCTTATCCCATTTGCTGGTCTGTAATTTTCCCTCGATGTAAACGAGCTGACCCTTGCGGAGCCATTCCCCGCATATCTCGCCGAGTTTGTTCCATGCGATGACGTTGTGGAATTCCACGGTCTCCACTTTTTCCCCGGCCTTATTTTTATACTTCTCATTCGTCGCCACGCTAAAGTTGGCAACGGCATTGCCAGCGGGAGTATATCGAATCTCTACATCTCTTGAAAGTCTGCCTATAATTATTGCCTTGTTTACCATCTCTCGTTACCTCGCTATCATTACGTTATATAGGGAAACCCGCTGTTCCCTTGTTGTCGCCTCGTTACAATGGCCGAACCCACACTGTGCAAGGGTCTCATAGTATATAGCCTCTCCGAGACGTTTCTTCTGTTCGGTCATGGATTGAAAATATTTGATATCCTCAGACGTGAGTTTCTTCTTGGTTTCCGAGGGAGGGGTCGAACCTCCATTAACGGGCTCAAAACCAGTTGTCCTGCCATTAGACGACTCGGAACGAGTATTATATTTACTCTCTGTTATGTTTTCGTAAACATCAGCCCCAACTCCTAACATTTTTAGAGACGTTGATAAGGCGTCGGTGATAGCCATTTTATAGGCTTCGTCATTATGATGCAAACCACTTTTCTGCTTTTCGATAAGCATACTGCCACCACAACCCTGAATAGGTTTACATCCATTGACGGTGACGCTCACAAGGGCAAACACAAAGACCTGCCCATCTGTGCCGGCCTCTGTCCATAATTTATCGATGGTGTAAGACCACCCCTCTCCACATGGGCCAAACTGTTCTGTCATAGCCCGATAACGCCATTGAGGTTTTATATCTGTCATACCCTTCAACCTGCCCCCTGTTATCTTTTTAAGGGCTGTCTTCGGAGGGGTACGTAGCTTATCCCATATCTCCATATTCTTCATATCACCCTCACTTGATTTCTAAACGTGTTTTATCGGTTATAAGTCTGGCCCCCGTGACCTCTCCCTCTTTAGCGGCTTTGAGAACCGCCCTTTTGTCAATGGTGAATGTCTGAGGTATAATGGTCTTAAACCCTGCCGGGACAGCGTCCTGGTCTACAATCTCCACGGACGGTGGGTTCTTTTTAATGACGGCGTTGAACGTGGTAAATTCAACCCTCGTAGTCCCTACCCTGTCCATGTTCTCCTTGGCCCACTTGATTATACGCTTTTCCGTGTTCTCCAAGACCTTGCGCCGTTTTGACAATCTCGCCTCTTCTTCTTTCAGGGCCCGCGCCTTGGCTTTGAGATTCAAGGAAAATTTACCGATGTTCTCAATTTTAGCCACGAAGGGAAGTTTAGCTTCGTCAAACATTTGCTCAAGGGTATCATCAACCTCGCCCCCGGCCTCTCTTATCCAGTCCTCTACAATAGCCAGCTCCGATGTAATCTCGTATAAGTTCACTTTTCCCCCTCCTCAACTTGTCCCGTTAAAGGGTTGACCTGCATATCCGTTGCGCCTCTAAGCGTGTTATAAGCGGCCTCGTAGTAGTCTGCGCTTATTTGGTTGACCTCATCGGTATTCGGGCGGATTACCCAGCCGAGGATAAAACCTGCGATGAGGGCCGTGCCGCCGATTAAAACCGCTTGCCAGATTATCATCTCTTTGCCTCCTCATACTCCTTACGGGTTATTTCCCTTGTGCCGTTGCCGAAACAGTAGGGGCAACGATAGCTCTTCTCCAAACCCCGCCAGACCTCCCCACATACACCCATGGGCTTTGTGCAAGCCCAGAAGGGGCCGGGGTTCTCTATCATATCCATCGCACCCTGAATAACCCCTTTTATCCCCGTGGCCTCTTTTATCTGAGTCTCAAGATGCTGGACTGCCAGTTTACAGGCCGTCATTAACAACTGCTCATCTTTCGTCATATCAACCTCCTACCGCATATAAAAATACAGTCACTAAATACAGGGCCAGTAACAGCCCACCGAATCCAAGTATGTCCGCTCCCATCCCCGAAGTGGGGCAACCTCTCTTTGCCTTGCCTCTGTAATAGGGCGTGGGCCAATCAGGGGCTGGGCCGTTTGTATGTAGTCTCATTTTATCCTCCCTTTTATCGTATAGAGAAAAACTCTCTCTCTTTGCTCGGATAGCCCGACGTAATCGCAGTCGATTATATACCCGTTCCGCCTCAGCTCCGTCACCGACGCAGAGACCGCCCGAACCTCCGCAAGCTCCTGAATCTCCCTTGTAGTCCGTGGGGACTGTTGTAACAGGGAAAGGAGACGTTGAAGGCGGGGGGACTTATCAATCTTGGCATAATGGGTACCCTTACTCATCAACCTCTTTTCCCCCTCGTGGATTGCCATAACCCTGAATGTCTTTTTACAGGCGGGTTGACAAAACTTCTGCCAACTCCTTAATGGTGTGAACCTTTGCTTACACGCAGGGCAAGGAATAGGCTTAAATAATGCGGTATCGCATATCTGAGGCATGGTTTGTCCCTCCTATGACACATAGGGTGTCTAAAAGGTTAAACGCAAGGAAGGGCCTCTCAGCGATTAAACTAAGAGACCCTTTGCGCTACCACACGGGGGGTTAAAAGTCGGGAGACAAGAAGGCCGCCCCGTGCAATTCGTATAATCTATTTTAGTGTGATTGTTCATTTTGTCTCCCTATACTTATTAGACTACAAAAGGGAATGGATGTCAAGAAAAAAGTATTTTAAAATAATTGAAAAAAACCCAATAAGACCCTTGACACTATATACCTATAGGTGTATACTATAATCAAGTTAAGGGAAGGGGCGATGAAGCCGAAACAAAAAGGGAGACAAAACAATGGAATGGATAGCATATTGCCGCACCTGCAATAAGGAACTCGACGCGGAACCGAAACGTAATGGCGAATGGGTAAAGGGTATGGCGCGCCTACACGCCACGGAAGGGCTCACGTTCGACGGGAGCGCACGGGTAAAAACAGGCCATACCGTGATTGTCGGCTTTATCTTGAAAAACACTGACTACGCGGGAAAGGAACCTGCATAAACAAAACTAACATCAACCGGGGGCCCTTCGGGGCCCACACTATAGGAGACAGGACATGACATACTATGCAACGGTAACCAGCAATAACACGATAGGCTCATGGGCAATATTGACAGCCATAACGCTACTCGGCGCCAAGAGGCAGGCCAACAAAGTATACGGTATGGGCTACCTCGGCGACGTGATAAAAGTTGCGGCTCTGGCTGAGGGAGAGGATGTCGGTCTGCTAAACGATAGGGTAGTATATACACACGTAATCAGCTAATCAACCCGGGCCCTTCGGGGCCCGCACTACATCACAAGGCCGCTAATGGTCGCAAACTGGAGGGAAGGGAAATGAAAATCATTGATACGATTGCATCAACCGAAGATACTAACATCCTATTCGATATAGTAGAAAAATATCTTAAATCAATCGGCGAGAGCGAGCAGGCCCATGGTGAAACATGGGAGGAAACCTCATTGAGATTAGGTAATGATGAGGTATTAGACGCGGCGTCTGTACGTTGGTTTGAGCTGGGGTGTTAAGATGAAAACCAAAGGCACATGGAACCTCCACTACCTCATTTGTCTACGTTGTACCCACAAATGGACACCACGGACACCCGCCATGCCGAAGGTCTGCCCGAAGTGTGGGTCTCCATACTGGGATAAGCCGAGACGAAAAAAGATTGCTTGAAAGAAGAGAGGGCCCTTTATCGGGGCCCTTTTTTTATGGGTTAAATCTTTTCGAGATTGACCACTGTTAAATCTATGATGTGCCGCCCCGTCTTTGCCCCCGAGGAGTAAGTCCAGTTGAAGACCGCCCTGTGGTTCTCGGTCTTGAGGGTTGCGTCTATGACTGCGTTATCCGCCGGCACCATCTGCCATATGAGATTACCGCTCGCGTCTACCGTAACGTCATTGAGGTTTAACACGTTCTGGGCCGTCCGGCTGTTAATCACGGCAAAGGTGGGGTCGTCACTCATGTTGTAAAAATCCAGCGTTAGGGTATCGAGGGATGTCCCGGGGATAGCCACACCGTCCTCATCCTTAATGACCGCCGTTATCTTCGGTGTAGTCTGCTCGGGTATTTTATCTGTCAACACGGTTTGTATGGCCATTTTAATCTCCTCTAAAGGATTATTGTAATATCTGTGAGCCCCGCCGAGGTCACAGCCACCGACGCCAAAGAGGGCTGGATTGATACTACTGAGTCAAGGGTCGGCTGTTGTATGGCTGAGAAATAAAAAATAACCCGGTTAACAGATATCGACCCTATATCAAGCCCCCTCGTTATCAAAAACTTAACACTGCCGGGGTTAAATCCTATACCTACGCCTATAAGGTCTTTGATTGCCATTATGTAGACCTTGTTCTTGATGTGGGATTCGTCCCGTCATCAAGCGTCCATGTCATAGCCGTTGTGGCCCCGTCAAGTTTTTTCGCCGTTATTGTTGTGCCGGCCGCACTATACTCATTGACAGTTGCCCATATCATATACAGGGCTTGCGAGAGGGTAAACGTCGCTCCGTCGGTAGCGTAGGATTCCGTTAGGGCAGTTGTTAGGATATCGGCGGCGGTAAGCGTCGAGAATCCCGTCGCCGTGAGCCAGTTGCCTTGATTGGTCTGCAACTCATTGGTGTCTACGAGTATTGCGGCGATTGACGTATTGTCAGGAGCCGTATATGAGGATGCAAGTAACGCCGAGTCTGTGCCTCTCATATTGGTGGCCGTCACGGAGGTCGCCGTTATCCACGCGGCGTCGCCCCTATTGCGTATAGCTTCAAGACTATCTGTTGTCCCGTTGAAGGTTGCACCTTTGATGTCCGTCAGGTGCGTATTGAGCGTCGTGCCCGTGTCTGTAAGTATCGCCGCAAGGTCACCACTTCCACCTGCCTGTGTAAGGTCGTCTATGGCCGCTATCCTCTCATTGATACTGTTGGCTGTGGGACTGCCTGGTATAGCTGTATTAAGGGCGGTGTCTACCTCGGCGTTCACATCCAACTTGCCCTGCGAATCAAGCCTCACTGGCAGTATCGGAGCATTACTTGTCGGTGCTGTCTGTGTGCCATTGATACCAAGGCGATAGCGTATGTTCTCTTTCTCCGTGGTTGTCCAATCCGTCCCACCGCCTGAACCTGCGCCAACATTATCAACAACCTTGGTCGTCAGAGCGTCTGCATTATCCCAGAATACTTTGATGTTGCCCGCTATACGTCCAGCAGAGGTCTCCGTAAGTAGAGTATTGAGATAGCCCTGCAATAGAGAGTCCACGGCCCCGCCTGCCGAGATAACCATAGAGGCAAAGTTGGCAGGGAAAGACTGCGTCAAGACGTAACCTGTCTTATCATTATTCGTTCCCACCGTCACCGTATCCGTAGCAGGGTCAAAGTAAGAAGCAGACACGAGAGTCCTTGCGTTGAACTCTGCCACTGTTGGCACGTTGGCTATGTCAGCCGATACAGAGGCACCAGCCGGTGCGCCAAGTCGGGCATAACTGTCGCCTGTCTGTGGTGTGTGCCCTGTGAGCGTAGATACTGTGGGTATTACCGCCCCCGTATGTGTCCCAGAAGCCAAGACAGGATTGACGGCAAGTGTCCCTGATGCCGGCAAGGCTGTCATACCGCCCCTTACTGCGTCCTGATTGCTTGTGGCTGTGAGTTCGATGAGGATAGGAACGGGCACCATATTTGTAGCACCCTTGAGATGCAATATAACTGACTTGGCTCCTGTGGCGAGAGCGGCGTCGGGAATATGAACCTCATACCAGCCCGGTGTGTTCGTGCCGTCAACGGCTATAAAACCGCCACTTGTCCACGTCCCCTTTGTGGCGGTCACAAGGGTTATGGCCGTGGCCGCACCTGCCGCACCTTCTCGGTTATAGTAAGCTGTAAGGCCGGTAGAGTTGAAAACCAACCCTGTTAACAAAGCCCCTGTTGTTGAGGATGAATCAAAAATAGGTACCTGTATTATTTTACTTGTAGACCCCGCAGGGATACTTAATAACATTTTATCCTCCTACATATCCGTAAGGTTTATTCCACCAATATCCCTGTGTAAGCCAGTTTGCCCCGCCACCGCCTCCGCCACCTGTCTGCTCCGCCCCTATGGTTTGTAGGTCGCCGAGGCCAGAATGGTAACGAGCCATGACCCAATCGGCGGAACGGGGTGTAGATGATATAGTATGCTCGTCCATCATTCCAGTTGTATTCGCTGTGCTATCCTGTCCAATATTAAATGGTTTAGCGGCTGATAGTGTTGCTGAAATTGCACTGCCCGGATACGTCATTGTAACAATAACGCCGTCAATATAAAGTTTTAATCTATTAGAATCCCCAGTTAAACCTCCATCAAATACCATTACATAATGATGCGATAAAGCATCATTGAGAGAGTAAACACCATACATAGCTGAGCCATTGGATACATTTGGATAAACATTCCCATCGCTCCAATGGTTTAACGAGGTTCTTGAATTAAAATCACCGTTGTAATTGCCTGCGTTCAAGAGAGTTCCTGCACTATCTTTTTGGCCGGTGTATTCTATTGTACAAGTTGAGGCCCCGCCCAATTCCGTTACTGTGCCTATGGCTACTTTATCGGAACCTGCAAAATGACGGCCTCGGTCTATCCTACCCGCCGTATCAGTTGTTGCTGTAGCTGTGCCATTGTAATTCCCCGTTGAATCAATAAACGCCCCACCTGGTTGATTTACTGAAAGATGATGAACAGCCACGAAATTACTATCCCAAGTGGCAGACGCATTACTCCCATCGGTATGGGTGGCAGTATCATAGTTGACCTGATATTGAGTATTAACAGAGGCCGAATGGGTGGGAACTTGAACGTGCCATGCGGCTATCTTGTTGGTGGTATCGTAACGCTCCACCTCAAAATTAAGAATGGTCGTCCCATCCGTGAGCGTAAAGCGAACCTGTCCACCCGCAACCGGAGCATGATTCCAGAAGTCAGATGTATTATCCAAACGCACCACGACGGTCTGATTGGTAAGGTTCGACGTAAGAACGCTCTGATAAGCGTCCGTGATAACCTTCCAGTATGTGTATCCAGTATATGCAGGCATTTATACCTTTTTGAGTATTGCCACAAAAGCGTCAAAAGCGGGGTCGGATACCAGAGCCGTCAGAGGCTTAACCTCTGCCTCATCTGAGGTGGTAAATACTGCGTCGGCCCTCATCACCGTTACTATGTCGGCTATCTGCAATTTAACAGAGGCCAACTGTGCGCCTATTGACCGCAACTGTTCACGATAGTTGTTAACGCCCTCGGCCATTTTGACTTTCTTTCTTATTGCTTCCATCATGCCTCCTGTTAGTTGGTTATTTTTCCCTCTGCCACTTAGTTACGCCTTACCGTTATGTCCCTTTATCATACTGGTACATTTCTCTACACTACGTCCGCCGAAGTAAAATACAATCACAGTCTGCATGATGGACTTATGCACCTCTGTTAAAGGTATCACTGGATATCCAAGGTAAGGCGCAAGGATTGTCCATGCGAATATTGCAAGCATGATAAACGACCATAGCGGCCTATGAGTCACTTTTAAGACGTTTGCCCATGGCGGAGCGCCATCACTTTCCTTCATTGCAAGCGCGCGAGCATTTTCAATGTCGGCGGTTGCGGCTTTGCTTTCCTGTATACTGAGTTCCGTGGCCTTGAGTTTAAAATCAGCCTTCTCGGCCTCACTCATTGACGCAGGGAGATAATGGTCTGCCAGTTTGCCTACCACTTTGCCTACTGTTGATTCTATCAAATCGCCTATGATGGGAGTCAATTTATCCCTCCTTATTTGCAGTTAGGAACAGGTGGGGTCTTGCCATATACAGCACGCTCCCACCTATCCTTGCAATACCCCTTACAGGTTTTTAAAATGGTCGGCAGATATTGTAAATTATCCATCCTATCTACGCCCCCCACTTTGAGAGGAATTATGTGGTCTACGTGCCATTTGTCGCACGGGGCAATCTTCCTCATGGCATCGTTGCAGGGATAACGCTCTCTGAATTTATGTATCAGATATCGGTTGCGCTTAATGTGGCCGTGCTTATCTCTCTTGACGCATGAGGCATACCGAGTATCAGTGTATTTGTTAGCACCCCATGCAGGCAAGGTTATCAGTATTGCAAGGAATAGGCAGATTGCAAAAACCAACATATAGTAGCAGAAGAGTTTCCACATCTCTTTCATCTCTTACTCACCTTGTCCTGAATAACCTTGGCCCACTTAGACCACTTGCGGTAATACATGACCGAAAGGAACCCTGCTACTGCCATGCCTGCGATGAAAGCCTCTATAACGTGTGCGTTTGTATACATCTTGCGTCTCCTCAACTGTTAGTTATTGCATTTAAACTGTTAGCTATCAAACAAAGTATCTTATATTTATCAGCCACTTACCGTTATTGCATTGCGTTTTTATTGTTTCTATCAAACAAAAGTGGCGCAATAATCAATTGGCGGCGGACGGGAGACTCCCCACCCCATTTTCTATGACCGCCATTAAACTCCCCCCTCCTCGTAACTAATCGGATGCTCCGGACTCATCAACTCCGCAAGCCTATTTGCCCTGTCCCCTACCTGCCGGGCCCACTTACTGTCGAGCATCTCTTTACTGGCCGTATCGTAGTCTCCACCTTTCAGGGCCCCTATCATTTTTATAAAGCCGAGGAACCGATGCATACCCATGTTGAAAACCATGTTAGCAACTGCTCTCTGTCTGTCTTCTGTGAGTTCATCGAACCAAGGAAAGACGGACTTGCAGGCGTTGACGGTTGCCCACACATCGTTTTCCAACATATAATAGGCCTCTTCTTTGGATATGCCGTTGTCAGTAAGGTTGCGCCCGATACCTATTGAGAGTTTGCCTACTGTGTCTTTGTAGGGCATGAGCCTTAACCCTTCATCTCTTTCGAGGTCATCTTTTAGTTTGGTAATAAGATTCATACCCACCCCCTCAATAACTGCACCCCAACCGCAAGCCACCCGCCCACGAACCACGAGCCGAGGTCTAACAGTGAGTAGGGCCCCTTACCCGTCTTGTCGTCCATGTATTCCTTACCGGCTATCACGGCCACCATAAGGCCGAAAACTACGAGCAGAGGTGCAAGCCCCCATAAACCTGCCACGGTGGGGAAGAAGAACCCCATCCCCATGTGTGCTTCTACCACAATAAATTGCGTGCCCCACTGGTGGAAGTCTTTGTATTTGTCGAATATACTCATCTCTTTGGCAACCTCTCTTCCAAAATGGTTGATGTCTTAGCAAGTTGCACCGCCATCTCATCCAGTTTCTCGAATATCAAAGTAACCTCTTCGTTCGATGCGCACGTTATATCCCCCGAAGGGACTTTCTGTTCTATCCGCGTAAGTCTCGTGTCTACTTTATCGAGCGTCGGACAACCAGTGTTTACCTTTTCTTCCAGCCTATTTATTCGCCGTCTCTGCCAGTCGGAATAACCAAGGGCAGACATAACCCCGCCGACGATAGTCGCCAATAAACCATAGTTGCTCTGTGGACTCATGCTCCATGCCCCTTTCTTAAGGCTATCCCAATATTGCCCCACCCCTTCCGTTTCAGCCAACGGGCCACTCCACCAAACCAACCCTCATCACCGTAGCCCGGCCCCCACGTAGGTGTTGGGCGGAACCCTACATAAAGATAAATCCGCTTGCCATTGTGAAAGTAGAACGGGCCACCATGCACCCACAGCGGCTCTCTCGTCCCATCGGGGTTAGTGGTAATCTCCTCATGCCCGTGTGTCCATGTAAGACCTTTCTTCCAGCTCATATCAAACCCTCAACAATGTTAAACGATTTTTATTCTTTTTGAAATCCATATTTTTATTTACTATCTGCATTTTCTGATTTGCAACCCCTGCCATGTCAGACGACGGAGCGCGGCGGGCCGTAAGATTAACGATGTCCCCTACCTCAAGGGCTATCATATTTAAGTCCGTATCCAAAGTTACTTTTTCGGGGGGCGTGGCATATCGCGTGAGAATGTTAGACACGAGGTCGTCTGTCTGCTCAAGGGCCATATCTACAATACGCGCCTCATCTATATCAACGGATGTAGGGCCGACGCCCATTAAAAAATGTACAGCCAAGTCCGAGGCGGTGACATTAGCGACATAGGTGACCTCATAAATGGCATACGTTGAGGTCACGTTGACGGACTTGACGGCCTCGTCGGTATAGGACAAAAAGGGGTTTGCCGTGCGTCGGAATTTAACCTCCATAGTGTAATTTACATTCGTTGTCACGCCGAAGGTTATTTTATAAGTATGGCCCGAAGTGATACTCATACCCGTCTGCTTTAAAACGACTCCACTTGTATCCGGGCCACCGTTGGTAATATTAACATTGCCTTTCCATGCCCCCTTAAAAGGCGGGGTTGCCGCTACTGCATTAAGAGTAGCCGCCGCCCCTGCTCCTGTATTGACAAATAACGTCCATCCCGAGGTATCTCCTGTCTCAAAACTGCCATTAGTGAAAAGGGTATGGGCGTCTTGCCGTGTCCATTTGTCTTTAATCTCTTTAACTGCGTCCTCGTCATAGTTGACCTGGCTGGTAACATCTACACCGATACGGAGGTCGCCGAAATCAGATGTGTTGTCGCCGTTGCCGTCCCAATTCGAGTAGACGAATACATCGTTAATAAGACTCCCTGCGTTAGCCGTCCACTGCTGATTAAATGTATTAGCGTCCGTAAGACTTCCCGCGCTTGATGCAAGCGCGTCAAACCGTTTGATACTGATTTTACCATCGCCCTGAGGCACAAAAAACGCGCCCATCAAAACCCGTAACTCCTCGATAAGTTTATCGGCCTGTTCGGGATTGCCTGTAATCGTCCGCGTCACTACCCAACCCGGAAGCGAGGCCTTGAGTATATCAAAGGAACTCACGTCAATTTTGCTGTTTCTTACATTTATCTGGTTCTGTAATATGTCAAGAATTACATCTGAGGGATGTTGGGAAGTCCACACCACATCATCTGCCGTCGTCTCCCATTTTGCGGGCACGTCAACGGCCCATTCCTTTTTGTAGTCTTTTATCGTTAAAGTCACTTCGTCTTTATTTGTAATGGCCCAGTCGTCAATCTGCCCCCAGAAGAAGTCTATAAAATCAACCTCCGTGAAGTCAGAAGTCACAAACCCCGCGAGGATTTTTACAATCTTATTCTTGGGATTGGCCGTCTTGAGATAATCGGAGAGAGACGATATAAAAGCGAGCTTGACAGTCATCTGCCCGATGGTCGAAGCCTTAAACGTGTCAATAGTAGTTGTGAGAGATGATATCCCTAAAACAGCGGGCTCGTAACCAAAGCCGATGGTATCAGCGTAACTGGTGTATGTAGCGAACGCCACCTTGATACTGTTGAGGGTAGGCGTATATGATTGGTCCGTAGTGGAGAGCGTGGCCTTTACCCGAAAATAACGGCGATATGCCCCGGACGGGACTTTCTGTCCGTCAACCACGACGCCCATATATAACTCCTCTCCGGCAAAGGCGCCCGTATTGGAACCCCACGCCTCATAAATGATGTTCGTGTTTGCGGGGCGAATATCGGTTAAAATAACCTCACCGTCAACCGTGGGAATAGACCCCAAATCCATGGTCTGCGTCTGAATCCAGCCGGAAGGAACGTAATAATTGCCAGAAACAGTATTCAAGACAATCGTGAACATAAGGTCACCAATATTAGTTGCCGCGTCCGTCCCTGTTACGTCCAGTTGCCCGCTCGTATAAACATTTGTATTTTGATAATTGACTTCAAGGCGGTTTTCTAATGAGGTGGCGTTTGTAGCGAAAATGCGTATCCAATATTCAGTGCTCTTAGAGAGGAGCAAGGATTGACCGCTGAAATCAAAGGTAAAAATATCTCCCCCGGATGAAGCGCCGGCCTGTATGAATGTTACAGTGTTTCCTATCTTCGCGCCTTTGCCCGCAGACCATATTTCACAGGAGATATCAGCCCTTGCGGCGGGGTCGCTCTCCGGAGACTTCTGCCTTATCCTTACCTGAACATTGGTAAGGAGCATATCAATGGCTGTTGAATGAGAAAAAGATTGCCAATGGTTATTAAAGTTAGTCAGAACCGTAAGAAAAATAACAAGGATAGGGTTCCATGAGTTATTTACGTTTTGGATTATAATTGGCATATTCGTAGAATTAAGAATCACATCACCGGAGTTTGGCGGAGTGGGAGTGTAATCGACTGAGACTTCACCTGAATTATTCCCCCAATCCGTCGCCGTGGTCTCTTCGGCGGACAGCTCTGACTGCAAGAGCTTGACAATAACCGCAGGGGTATTGTCGGCCTTAGCGTTCTCAGTGGCGAATTTTGCGGGTAAGGTTATCACTCTTTCCGTCCCTTGAGTTTAACGGTCACGTCCCTGTAAGCACTATCATTGATAACAACGGAAATCGGGTTGTTAAATTTAAGGTCGGGGTGCATGAGCCATACGTCATCGGGGTTGTTGGCGTGTTCCCATGCCACGAAAAAGTTATTAAGGCCCGACGTCTCCCACCACGTTGTGATTTTAGCGTAAAAGGCCGCGTCCATGTCGGGGAAACTTAATGACATATTACGTTCTGACCACCGCCTGTGGATACCGAGGAGATAACCCGTGGAGCCGATGTTTATATTGGCCTTGACTGTCTCTCCGTGGGGGTCGTAAGAGGCACGGGCTAAATCAAGCTCTGTCTTATTCCCCCATATGGATATGGCGGCTTTAGGGGCGGCTGTGAGCGTCCCGCCTATCTTCCGCCGCCAATACCTGAAGGGGGTCTGATTGGCCGCGTCAAAGGGCTCGTTTGTGTCTGTGGAGAGGACGGAGGAGGCTATTTTGAGGATAGCACCATCGGCGTAGGTGGTGTCAGAGTTGGAACACCTTACAGTATGTAGTTTTACGAATGTAGCATTTACATCTATTGTTCTGGTTACTGTTAAAAATTCCCAAGCGCTGCTACCTGAGTGGAAGGATGACAATGTTTCCCCGACTCCATCAGCTATAGATATGAAAGCTGAGGCCGCTGTGGAACTGTAAACCCATACACCAAGCGATATCGTTTTACCCTGCCAAAAACTTATCCCTGTTTTTAAATGTATTAACTGGTATAAAGAATTCGTATTAGTAGCAGAAGCGACCAACTTGATGGATTGGCTCCCAGATTTTACAATGGTTGTTTCTTTTGTATATGTCCCGTTTCCGAAGGAAGACCAACCATCAGGCAACGCCCCGCTCCAGACCTCAAAATCAGGATTAGGCAGATACGGCAACTCCCTCAGCTCCACCGTATCCGCCGAGGGTATATAAGCGTCCATGACAACCGTGGTCGCAAAATTATCGTTTGAAGCCTCAAGGGAAAGCTCCGCACCCGCTGAAAAGAAGTTGTGACCGATGGAGGCGATATAGTCCGCCGTGGCCGTAGGCAGGAAAAATTCTATATTGTCAAAACTTACATCATTTATATCGTCACCGAGGTCAAAACGTAAACGTGCATCCGAAGCTGTTATATTCGCAGTAAAGGTAAGTTCGAAAACCTTCCATGCCGTAGTGAGGGAAAGAGTTTGAACACCTTCACTTGAGTAAGCTGTCCACGGTGAAGCGTTTTTAAACAAATTAACATTTATTGTTCTTGCCGCCGCCGCCTTAGCAACAATAGATGCTTTATAAATTCTATCTTTGACAATAGAGATAGGCCCTTGAAATAGCTGAATGTCTGTGATTGAACCGATAGCTGTAATCGCCACCAAACCTTTATACGTCCCTGAATATGGAGTAGATGTTGAGGCTGTAAACGTAGCCGCCGCCGTGCCTTGAACTATAAAAGACCACGGTGAGGTAGAACCAGTTTCAAAATCACCATTGATTATAATTTCGCCCCCCGCGTCATAGGTCAAATACTGTGGGCTCGTAGTGTCCGTGGCCTCCCACCTGTCGCCCTCAAGCATATTATAGATGTTGGCAACCGCCGTGCCTGATAGGGTAGACGTAGCCGAGAGCGTGGAGCCCGTGGAGCCCAGCATGGTCTGATAGTAGAATTTAATCTTTTCCCAAGTTGCCATTATTACACGCCCACCTTTCTATTGGTTCCCCGTTCGATAGCGGGTTGAATATTCTCTTCAAAAATCTTGTCCCAGTCTTCAGTCCCTAACGGATTGATAATCTGTATCTGTATCGCTGGCTGTGTAGGAGCCGTCTGAGTGGTAGGGATAGGAGGAGGCCCTGCCCCGTTGGCCCCACCCGTGAATCCGGGGGCCGTCGTTCCACCCCCGCCCACGGAGTTGCCAGAAGTGGCCCCCGGCTGGGTACTCTGTATCTGTGCCACACGGGCAAGACCGGCGGCTGTTGCAGCAGCGGCGGCGGCTATGGCAAGACCCGGCCCTACAACGGGGATACCTGCAAGAGCCTTATATGCGGCTTGTGCCGCAGAATAGGTGTCAATCAATGCCTGTGCGCTTGCCAGCCCTTTCATAATCTCGAACATGGCCCCGCCTTCCTGCCCGGCGATGACGGTTAAATTCTGCATGAAGTTTGCCGCCATACCGAAGGCCGCACCTGCCTGCTCAATTTTAAACTTCGATAACTGTTTCTCCCGCGCCATCTCCTGTTGTGCAAAAGTGGCCTGTATCGTATCGAGTGACATACCCGCGTTAATCTGTGCCTGTATGACGAGGGCGTTGTGGTCCTCTATCATGGCAAGCTTGCGGTCTTGCGTCTCCTGAAGCCGGGCTAACTCATTATCGGGGGCAATGGCGGTAGGGTCGTTCCCCTGAAGAGTTTGTAAATCATTAAGGCGTTGAGCCTGCGCGGAAAGTTCCGTCTGTTTGCGCTTCTGTTCAATAGCGGCCTCTCCAACGGCAATCATCTCACGCTTGATACCGATAAGCTCTACGAGTTGGTCGCCAGTAGCTCCCCTCTGTTGGAAGGTCAATACATCGAGGGCAAGGAGGTCTTGTGCCGTCTTCTGCCTGTGCTCATCTGCATCGGCCTGACTCAGTGTCGTCTCTGCGAGTTTCTCCTGTGCCTTAATGAGGTCTTGGCGCGCCTTAACAAGCACCGAACTCGTCATCGTAGCGCCTAATGCTTTGCCCATCTCAATGCGCATTTGCTGTGCGGCTATTATTTTCTTATCAAGGGCGATAAACTGTAAAAGTTGTTCCGCAGTCGCCCCCCTCTGTTGAAAGTTAAGCACATCAAGGGCAAGGATATCTTGTTTTAAGCCCTTATTGACAAGGAGCTTACGGGCCATGCTGTCAAGTATAGCGGATAACTTTTGTTGTAGTTTGGCGGATTGTTCGGCTTGCACATTTGCCTTTTCTTGAGCGTCTGCTTCAGCTTTAATGGCCGCTGTTTTATCCGCTAAAACCTTTTTCTGCTTGGCAAGTTCGTCCCGTGTCCGGATAAGCTCTTTAGCAATATTCGAAAACCTATTAACGATTTTAGGGTCTGAAGCATCCGCTAATGTTTTGGCCATAGCCGCCGCACCCGCCGCTCCCTCTTCCAGCGCCTTGCGGAATTGCAATCTACTGAGAGCGATAAACTGATTGATAACTGCGCTCACAGCTTCTTTAACAAGCAAAAATGGAGTAGCTAAGTCACGCGCAAAACCGGCTATAGTGTCGAGGGTTTCAGCGACGCGTAATGTAAGTCTATCAGTACTCGCCTGATAAGCGTTAGACTCACGTTCGGCCTTACTCATACCTACGATTATCTCGGTTATGCCCTGAATAAAAACACGGATAGCAGGATTGGTCTTTGTCCCCACGGAGATAGCGAGACCTTCCGCCGCTGACTGTAATCTCTTAAAATCGCCCACAAGAGTAGCGGTATTTATTGTCGCCTGTTCCGTGGCGGTATTTGTTCCCGTGAGTTTGCCCGTTAAAGTATCGAGGGCATCGGCCTCTTTGATTAACGCGTTAGCGGCAGTGATAGATTCCTGCCCGAAAAGTTTCTTCTTCTCTGCTGTGGATAATTCAGCCTTAGCTAAATTCTGTAAGGCTTTCGTAAACCCTACCACTTCGGGGTTGAACTCATCTCGTGACTGAGTTGATAATTTAAGCAAGACCCCTCTAAGTCCCGTACCAGCCAGAGAGCCTTTTAATGCAACTTTTGCCATGGCTTCGATAGCCGCCGTGGTCTGCTCAAAAGATAGCCCTGCGCCCGCCGCAACTGTACCGGCCACTTTTAAGGCCTGTGCAGTATCGGCAATCTCGGACGCTCCAAACTTAGCACCCGCCGCTAAGACGTTGACGAACCGCGAGGCTTGATCTGCATCGGCCCCAAACTGGTTAAGGGCCCCGCCCACTGTCTGAGAGGCTGTGGTTAAATCAATGCCTGCGGCCTCGGAGAGAGTTATCACCTCACGAGTTACGGAAGCAAGCGCGGCGGCATTTTCCAACAAGTCGGGCTTTGCCGACGCAACAAGCTTAAACGCTGTGGCAACTTGTACCGCGCTCTGCGTTGTTGTCTGTCCAAATTCGAGGGATTTATCGCGAAGAAAAGCAAGGTCTTTACCGGTTGCGCCTGTAATGGCGCCGAGTTCCGCTATGGACTGTTCAAACTCAAGAGTTTTTTTAATGGCATAAGCGGCACCAGCCGCAACCGCCGCCGCCGCGAACGCACCAAATAAAACCTTACCACGTGATAGGGTTCGATTTAACTGAGATGTAGACCGTTCAGCGGCCAGTGATTCTTTTCCGAATTTATCGAGGGCGTGAGTTCCACGAGTCACCTGTCTACTGTCTACTGATAGCCCTATGTCTACAATGTCACTCATTTTCTCATTGCCTCAAAAGCTCTTTTTAATCGTCCATCTACTCGCTCGCGTCTATCTGATTCTGCAATGTTAGGTGAAGCGCAGTCACAGTTATTAGACCTGTAAAACTCATTTATATATGCCGTTGAGAGATATCTTAATGCAAGGCTCTCACGAGGTGATATATCAAGACCTGTTAATTTAGACCATGCGTCTATCTCCTGCCATGAGAATATCGCAACCCCCCCAGGCCCATGGGCCACTTCCCCTAACTCTATAAACCATGTGATGATGTGAGAGAGCGGCCCCGGGTCAGGTAATCCGTAATCAGGGTTGTCCGAGAGCCGCTCCATCATTGCCATGCGTGACTCTTTATCGTCTTTTGCCCGTGACGCTAACCATGCCCGTTGTCTGACAAAGAGGATGGCCTGTTCTAAGGCTTCGTAAAAAAATTAGCACGCTCACCCACAAAAGCCTCAACCTGCTCTTTAATCCAGTTGTGCTTTTCATAAAGTTCCCGTGCGGCGGAGGGCGAGTATTTAAGCTCTTTCCCCCCAGCCACAATCCCGGACCAACTTAGAGTGCAGGCCGCTAAAAGCTCGATATTCTCACTATCAAGATTCGAGTAGTCGGCCTTCTTTCCCCGTGAGAGGTTCTTAAGACGACGGTTCTGGAAGTCCTTTTGTTTATTGCGATAGACTTTCGAATCAGCACCCGCAAGGACTATCACCATGGGTTTGCCTTCATGCTCCAAGGGCGCGCCTGTGACGGGATGTTCAAGATGTAAAGACGCGCCCTCTTCTGATTTCTGCTCAAGATTGATACTTTCTAAATCCATTCCTTATCTCCTTTGAGAGGCCCTTAAACGAGCCTAACCTTTTAAGCACCCTATGTATCGTAAAAAAACCGTAACGTATCCCAGATATGCGATATCGCATTATTACGGCCTGCCTTACGCCTCAAAGAGAGACTCGGGGTCGACGGCTATGTCAACAACGGTTGTCTCGATACCGTCCGCGGAAAGCGCGCCCTTGCCGGCCTTGAGAATCTTACCCGTAAACTCAGCCACGTCACCACTGGCCATGGTAATTTTAAATGAGTAGGAGGTCGTGGCCGTAAGACCGCTCTGTAACAGCACCTGTCCCGCGTCAGCGGCTATCGTGCCCACGGTCACAGAAAAGTTACCGATGTCGTAAGTGCCCTTAAACTTCTGCGGATAATCCCGCCCGATTGACTGATGGGATACGACGTTGAAAACTTTTGCTATCTCCCCCGCGTCTACAATCTCACCTATGGCCGTAAAGGTCAAGGCATTGTAACCTGTTGCGTCAAAACTGGCAGGTAGAGTGGAACTAACTCCTAACGTGGCTCCTTTAGATACACTTACTGGCATGATTCCTCCTCTATCGGGTCACAAATGCCCGATAATTTATTCTGATTATTGTTTCGAAAAATTCGCCTTCTATATTCCCGCCATCTCTGTTATTGGACAAGATATGCACTTCTTGCCCTGCATAACTGATTTTACCCCCAACCGGGAACAGAGCTAATATCTCCTCTGCCTTCGTCTTGGCCTGAAACACACCTGCATCAATCGGATATCTGAGGGCTATCTGAAAAAACCCTACATGACTGTCAGTATCCTTTAGTGAGAAGCCCGACGTTAAAGAGGGGAAGAGTTTTAATATCGCATGAGCCCCTCTTGAACTGTAGACCCCCGCGAAACTATCATAAGCAAAACCGCTCCAGGTTGAATACGCGCCGTTGTCGTGGACTAAATCTATATCCAGCCCCCCGGTAAGCATGGCGTTGTCAAAGGCTTGGTCAATGGCGATGGTCATTTAGCGGCCTCTTGTCTGACTATCTCTCTAACTCTTGCCACATTACGCCCTACCATGCCGTCGGTATTTTCCCACCTCTTAGCGTAAGGCAGGTTGTTAGTAAAAAAGGTGAGGCCGTCAGAAGATGCTCTTTTAATGACTTCAGATGTAACCGCCGTGCCTGTTTTATCAAGCCTGTCTAAGGTGCTTTTATTTGGCCGGTTCTCTTGTATCTGCCAGTTACCCCGAAGCCGTCCTGTGTCTACCCGAGTATCCATAACAATCCCGCTAAACAACTCTATCTTTACAGCACGGGCCACTCTCTTCAAATCATGTCCGCCTTTCTTGGCGAGTCTATTTAAATCATCGGCCCAGCTCATGGTCTCACCTGACAAAAGTAAATCAATGGGGTTGCGTCATCGGGCTTGATGGTCTTGATATTGACTATGTGCCACTCTTCACCACCGATGACAGGCCGGTCGTCTTTAAGAGGCTGTTGCTCACTACTCAAAATAAGCTCCCTGTCCCCGGATAGAATCCGCGTCCCGTCGATGACCTTATCCTGATAAGGTCTTAACAGTCCGTTAGTGGTTACGCTTGTGTCCGGGCCCGTAACAGTCTCGCCCGTAAGTGGGTTGTATGAATCGCCAGACGAACGGGTCAAAGTGATGGTCTTGCCGAACTCTGTCAAAAGAGCCGTGGCAGTTGCGGCCATGTCAGAATAGAAACTCACGTCCTCACCATAATAGGCGCGCCATTGTTTTTAAGGAGCCTCATTAAAAAAGCGTCCCCTCGGCTTGTAAACGTAGAGACCTGGTTGCCTGCATTAACAGCTAACTTAACCGAGACCGCACCCTCTATGCGTTTTTCGGACGCTATAAGGTTTGGATTGCCCCCTCGGTTCCACAAGTCTTTACCTGCGTGGATATCAAGGGCATACTCAATCTGTGCTTTTATGACCTCGGTCGGTATCTCTGAAGATGTCCACTGCCAACTCGCTGTGTTTACATTGGTACGGGGGAAGGCCATAGGGTTGTCGCGGGCGGTCTTATAGCCCTGCAAGTTAATCTCATGGGCGTCGATATAGGCCGCCGCTTTGATTAACTCACTATCAGCCGTTGTATCGGATGTAACGGTCACGCCTACCGCCGCCGCCGCCGTGATATAATCGGCGCGCGAGATGTAAGAGTTTGCGCCTGCAACTATAGACCCGTCCTCAACGATGATAGCCACTATTTACCTTTTTTATCAGGTTGCGGTTTCTTATCCGTATAATGTCCGGACTTGACCAGTATCTTCGCGTCTGCCTCTCCACACTTAACAGGGCGGCCCGTTTTCTTGTCATATACGATTGCCATAAGACCCTCCAAAAGGTAGGAGGGGGGGTTGCCCCCCCCCTGTTAGATTAGCCGAGGAGAAGGGCGGTATGGGGGGGTTTTATGTTCTTAGCTCCCCAAGACAGCGCAATCTCATAACGTACCTTATGATATCCCTTATACATTGCAATCTCGAAAGTGAGACCGGAGCGCGGGTCTGTAACAAGAGCCACATCTGTTGCAAGGTCGCCCTCCTCGGGACGTGCTGGAGCACGGGAAACCAGCACAATGGCAGACCTGTTAAAGACCATATTCTGAACGGCGGTTGCGCCGACGGTCATGGCCACGTTGTTAGCGAGGGTCTGTCTCAGACCCGGTGCGGCGATAACCATTGTGCCCGGTGCGGCAACGCCCGTAGCAACGATGTATTTGTTGGTGTCACCCGCAAAGGTCACGATATCACCGGCAAGAACGGTACCTGCACCAGTGTCAATGGCTATAGACGTGTCCCCAACGGCATAACCGGCGACGTTATTGACGAGATAACCCGCACCCGTGCCCTTGGTATGAGAGGCTATCTGTGCGGATTGCCTCAGGTCAAGTCCTGCGAGAGGAAGGAGAATTCCCTGCCTCTGAAGGCTATCCGTACCTGTGATGTTGGCCTGTGACTGTTTGCCCTGAATGGTAGCCCCTGCGGTCGTGTCCATAACCAAATGATTGTCAAACTCAGGGGCTCCGTTATCAACGAGTATTTTCTTGGCAAAAGAAGCGTCGGTAAAATCGCCCGCCGTACCAAAAGGAGTAGTGCCGGCCGTGCCATAAGCGCGTGAAGAAGTTATGCTCAGAGCGGTAAGGTCGGCCTCTACATCATTGACCAATCTGCGAATCCTCTGGGCTATCTTCTGGGCCTTTACGCCGAGATATCCGGGACCTGTCTGAAGACCCTTCTCATCTTCACCGTTGAAGCCGAACGGATACGCCTTGGAATTGCTGATGGTGATAATCGCCGAACCAGAGGTCTCGCCGGCGGGCTCGGGAACGGTCATCGCCGGAACAATGGTCGTACCTGCGGCGGCGTCGGGCTCGATATCCACAACGATATTTTGATTAAGTTTAGCTCTTGCCGAACTGGCTGAGAGAGTTACGGCGGGTATCATGCCCACCATCTCCCTACTAACTACATCCATAGCCTCATAAACATCTGGTAAAAGTGCGGTAATGGTATTCTCTGCCATGATAAAACTCCTTTTTTGGTTGAGGGCATAAAAAAACGCCCCTCGTTATAATAACTGAGAGGCGTTGCCTCGGAGACGTAAATAAGCGTGACCTACCTACGCGCCATAATTGATTTAATTTCTACTTTACACAGTTTTTTTTATTTGTCAACTATTTTTCCGCCGTCCTTGATAAATTTCATTTTCTCCGCCGCTCCCATGCCGTCAAAGGCTACACGTCCGATTGTAGCCCCGCCTGTACTTCCACCCTTGCCAACTTCACCCGTACCCGTTGCGCGTGAGCCAACCAATAGGGGGGCAAAGGCCGGGACAGTTGATATCTCTTTTTTGAGGTCTTCGAGAGACAGAGCCGAAGGTGCGCCATTTGTATCCAATACCCTTACCAGTGGGTTGCCGTCTATAACTTCGACGGACAGGCGTTTTGAGATATGAGGCAGAAGGGCAGGGGCACTACCGGGTATGGCTAACTCGGCGGCCAACTTCTGTGCCGAAGCTCCCACGGTCATTTTCTTCAGCATCCCCTTGTATTCTTCAAGTAGATTATCACGGGCGGAGGTTTCGTTCTTCATCTTCTCACGCCATGACTTCTCAAGAGCGTCAACATCGCCGGATTTCTTCGCGGCCTCTTCGGCGGCGGCGGCGGCGGCCTCTTGGGCCTCTTTAGCCCTCTTCTTCTCTTCCTTTTCGGCCTGTATCAACTCCCTGTTCTTCTGAGTGAGTTTTTCAATACTTGAGGTAGAGTCCTCTATTGCCTGCTTCATTTCCTTGTTGGCCTTAACCATTGCATCAATCTCTTCCTGTGTCATTCTATCCTCCTTTTGTCCTACTTTTTATTCATAGGATTGTTTTTAAATACAATACAGCGCATATCATGAAGGTGCTTCTCTACCGCCCGCAACGCCCCGGCGCTTCCCGTGCCCTCTGTAGGACGTAAGCCTACACGCCATAACTCATCTATTAAAAGTTGTGCGTTTTCAAGAGGTATCCTAATGGTCGGGTCTGTCTCCATCACTCCGTCGAATTGTTCCATAACTACAGGTTTGCCTATATAAGTTTTTTCGCCACGTTGTTCAAATAATACAATATCAACGCTGTCTCTCCATATATTGCGGTCTACCCTTATGTCGAATCTGGACATACTACCTCCTTTTTATAGCCCCGCCTTAGTGAACGCAACGGGATTAAGTTTCTTCATTTCATCTAATGTCAATGGTGCAAAGTTTTTATCAATCTGTAACGCCGCAAACCGCTTTGAGGTTAGACCGCCATTCCGTAAAAGTTTCCCCCGGGAAGGGCCGATGATAGAGTTTTGCACATCGGCGGGCTGTCCCTTTAACCACCCGTAATAGGATTGGTGCTGTCCTGTCGTCACCGCGCCAGTAATAGGGTCACGCTCGCTCCTTGTGCGCCCGCGTGAAAAGTGCTCATACTTTTTTTTCAACTCGGCCACTATCGTGCAACGGCAATTGATGTGGAGAGGTGGCCGGGGCCCTTTATCCAACGGGAACACACGTCCGTCAAGGGCGGCGTCGGGGATAGCCGTGCGTCTATCAAGCGTCGCTGTCCATCTCACACCACGGACAACGCCTCTGTTTTCTTTTAATACCTCCATCCGCGCCTGATTAGAGGCGTGTTGTAACGTTGTACGAACGAGGGCCACTTGCGCCCTCTTAACTATAGGTATGCCTGTCTTGCTAACCTCACTTATGACTTGAGTTGTAGTCTTACCCTCTGCGTATCCCAGCCTTATCAGATTGCCAAGGCGTTTTGTATTAGCGGCGGTAAAGTCTTTCCATACCTCCTTCATCACTTTCCCCCCCGTTGCGGCAATGGGGGCGGCGTTGACGGCGGCCATTAACTGTGCGTCCGAGGGCAGTTGAAAGTTGATACCATCAACAATGGATTCAAGAGCATCCTTTTCAAATAACCCCTCCGAGATACCCACTTTTCGAGTGGAGTCAACCCATACCTTGTGGTATTCCTTATATGTCCCTGTGAGGGCGGCGTTGATTAAATCAAGTTGCCTGTTGAGTTGCTTCTGAGTAAGTTTAAATTCAGGGATAGCACGTTTTGATAAAACATCCTTGATGTCTGTTTCCATAACCCGCAAAAACTCATCAAACTTCTTGGCCTCGTGGGTCTTAAGGCGTTCAAAGTGAGATTGATGCCTCGTGGCTATGGTCAAGAGAGCGTCCATTAAAGTACCGTGCTAACTTCAGAAGAGAACTCATCAAGGGTCTTTTCACCGTCAACAATTTTCCTATTCTGTAACCATGTGAAGTAATCGGAGATGGGTATTGCGCCCTGTATGTAGCCGGCTACCATCGCCTGTATCTCCTGCGATGTTACGGTCGTGTCGATAAAATCCCGCTTGGTCTTATACTCGGCGTCTTCTGCTACTCCCATATAACGGGCCGCCCAATTCAGGGTCTGAGTATAGGCCTCGCTGATATTGCCGGAGATTATAGATAGGACGGAATGTTGAACCGCCATATCATTATTGGATTCCGTCGCTGTCTTTGCCACACCACCCGGCTGTATAAATCTCGCTCCGAGACCTATCATCGCCTCTAATTTATCAGCCATAGCCTGTCTTACTAACGGATTCGGAGGGGCCGACGCAAAATCAAACTTCTCACCGGACGGGACGCCCAACAAGGACCTCGAACCGATATACATATTATTCTTCGTCATCAGGTCCACGTGGGTCTGTGTCACACCACTCATCCACGGTTGCGCCTGTCCCGAAAACCATACGCTGTCTTCGTAATCCGCGCTGTTGCGATAGTGCGCGATATTGAGTTTTATCAATCCCATCATAACCGACGGGTCAATCTCGGGGGCGTTAGACGAACTGCCCACAAAAGTAAAGGGGATGACCGTCCACGGTTTACCTTTCCCGTCTCTCGGAGATGATTCTGAAAAGACTACCCACTGTTCCTCTTTGTTCTTTCTCCATAGCCTCTCGAAGAATATACCGGCCTCTAAAAACAGTTCCCTTATCTGCTCTATCTCGATGTTCTCGTAATTGACAAAGTGAGAGACAACCTCCTTGATAACCACAAGGGAGAGTTTAATCTGTGCGCCCTCTGTGGTTACATTCCAGTTGATGACCTGCTGCGCTTCTATACGATGTATGGTCGCAAAGAAGGCCCCCGTCTGCATATCCGCCCGGGATAGAGGAGCCTGTACATCGGGATATGTGACATATAGACCACCACGGCCACGTGTGATTATATCCAATGCTAAATCCTGTGATTGCTGGAATATAGACGTGCCCGCACCATCAACCGTATCGGTAACATAGTCAAGTTGCGTCGGCACTTTCAAAATGGGCGTTTCCGAGAACATCAACGAGGTCAAGCCCAGAGCCGTCTTTTCGGCAATCGGATAAAAGACCGCACGCTCTCTATATGCTGAGTTGCGCTCTCGGTTCTCCTCTGATTTGTCGTGGGCGTTGAGGTAAATTAGGTGTTCCTCTACATCATCGCCGGTGATAACGCTGTCTATCAGCTCCCATTTATCCACGTTCTCCATATATTCTTCGTTTCTGTGGTCTATCATTTTTACCTCGCTGAGTTTATACCCGTGAACATAATGGGCTTAACGGTGGGGAATTCGTATGCTATCGGATAAGTGCCTGCGTCAACGATATGGTCAAGACCCGTTGATTTATCGGGCATACCATTTTTATCATAAGCGAGCTGTTCAAGGCAACGGGAAAATTCAGGGCACTTATCATCATTTATGAGGAGTCTACTTTTCAAGAAGGCCTGATTTGTACTCGTAACCCGGTCTTTTATCGCGGGGTTCTTCTTGTGCGCCGAGACCATGAATCCCGCCTGTTCTAAAAGGGCTATATCTGAGATAGAGGCGTCAACGGATTTGCGGCTTGCCCCTGAAGCATCGGGGTAAATTCTTATGGTGTGTTTTGAGTACTTGTTTTTAATAGCGTCTATCATAGCGGGGGTATCGTAACATCCCGTCAACTCATCTACTGCGTGCCAGTTGCCGCCCCTGATTACATAGACCACGGCGCTCATGTTCTGGACGTTAAAGTCCATGCCTATGTATAACGGCTCATTCGTCTCCACGGTCTGAGAGGAACGGTGTTTAACTCGGTCATAGGCGTTGTATACTGTGCCCGTGGTGAGATTAACAAACTCACCATTCAAATAAGCCTCTAATTGCTGAGGAGGGTATATGTCTTTTAGAGATTGGATATAACCTTCAGGCAGGTGGGGGTTCGAGGACGTGCGTGCCTGTATAATCTCGTAACCGGGACGTTTTTCTCTTTTCCACGTGTTGTAGGCAAACTTAAACCCCTCGGGCGTGGTCGTACATCCGATGGTATTAGGCTCACCCTTTGGCTTTGATTGACGGTTACGGGCCATGATTTGCCGCCATGCCTTTGAAGCGTCGTCGGTCTTGAGGATGTCAATCTCATCTACGTCGGCGTCGGCGTGTTCATAGCCTACTATTCGGTGAGGGGCATCCATGGAACGAAAGAAGATTTTACCCTGTCCTTGTATCTGGATGTAATTCAACGGGGATTTATAGAGCCGATATGGAACGCCCATGGAGTCAAGGGTCTGTTCGAAGCGGGGAAAGGCTATCATGCGGATAAGGTCGTAGGTGGGTTCGTAAAAACCACGGTCTAACGTCGGATGTTTTATTTTGCCTAACACACTTCGCAGTATTGCGGCCTCTGTCTTGCCACTTCCATATCCCGCTATCAGCGCAGGGTAAAGGGCCTTTGTGGTGAGATATTCCCACTGCGGTTTAGTCGGCCTTACTTCCATTCGGATTTACCAGATTGATGGTGATGGGCACGGGTTCGGGGGTTTTGTCTTTGTCGAAAAGGAGTCCGAGGTGCTTGCCGAGTTGGTCTAACGCACGGCCCTTATCCCATAGCTTAAATTCAAAAGTTGATTCAAGAATAGTCTCTTGACCGTCGCCCTTACCGCTTGCAAGGATTCTCTTTTTCTCTTTAACGGATTGTATCGCCCTTGATGCCCCCTTTGGCATATCCTCAAAGGGTTTAACCTGTATGCAACCGTCGGAGCCGATGTCAATATATTCCTTGATGTCTGAGAAGGCAAGACGGGCAATCTCGGCAAGTACCCGGTCGGCTGTTATGTCTGCCTTATCTGCCCGTTTATCAAGGGCTTCCTGAAGAGCGGCTTGAACCTCAACTTTCCCCAACAACTTTGAGGCTATCCTATCCGCTGTTTTCGGAGAGTACCCGGCCCTGATTGCGGCCTGCGTTCCGTTAAGGTCTATGGGGTATTCCTGGATAAAGGCTTTTTGTCTTGCCGTCAACCCTCTCTTGGCGGTCTTTTTCTTCATTATTAATGATTTACGCCTATTAAGGGGTTTTGTCAAGGGCTTTCCGCTTTCCATAGTTTCTATTCAGCCGTTGTATGAGAGCCAGTAAGTCTATCCCGTGGCTATGGTAAAACGTCACTTTCCCGAATTGATGATACTCGGCGTGGTGGAGTCGGCACATTGGTATAGTGTCATAGTCCGAGCCCTTCATCCCTGTTCCCCCCGTTGAGGCGTGGTGGGGTTCCGTGGGTCTGTATTGACATACACAGCAGGACAGGGAACGGATGTAATCAAGGTATGCTTTAGACCGGGGGGTCTTTTGTTTGAAGTTCATATCAGCGCCTTCACGTCCCTTATCATCTCTGCCAGTTGATTAGGAGCGTATTGTAAATAAGTCCAGCCCAATAATTGAGCCTGATTAGACTTCTCAAGGTCGCCGAGATATCCCTTGCCTCTCACGTGGCGCCCCCGCGTCCACACCCCGCCGTTAATCTCTACCCCTATCTTTAGCCCCTCATGGGCAAAGTCTAAGCGCCACCGCCTTGTTGGGTGGAATTTATGCTCTGTTATCCAGCCGGCCACAACTTTATTGAGGGCTGTTAATATGGCTGTCTGGATATGAAGCTTCATGCCTTCTTCCCCCCATGGCGATAACTTCTTCCACGATTGTACTCCATCTTTGTAAGGATGGCGGCTTCGAGGTCGATGTCGAGGGAACGGGCAAGGATACAAACGAGGTCAAAGCAATATTGAAGATTATCAGGATACATAATTTCTTCGTCAAAAGATATAGAATGTAACCTCATCAGTTGGTAAGGGACACCTATGCCTTCCTCAAGACTGCAATGGTCCACGCTCTCTTTTATGGTTTCTCTCTGCCAGTTCCCTGCGATATCAATGCCGTCATGCTCTGCCCAGTCCATCAGCCTGATTACGATGTCGGCCAACTCGATGGGGAAACCTTCGGGCTTAGGATAGGTAACTATGCCACCAGTTTTAACTTCTGGCACACGATACACCTCCATCCTACCAGCCCTGTACTCCTCAAATGCCTCGCTTATCTCTGAGTGTATCAGGCAGACTATCTCCTCCCAACTGCGCTCTCTATCCCACCAGCCCTTTGACTTGGCTATCTCGTGGGCCTGTTTCTGTAGCTCGGATATGGTCATCACTCCTCCTCCTTTGCCTCGATTCGGCTCCTTAATCTCGATGGTCGTGCCGGAGGGGTAGACATAGTTGTTAAGGAACCATCGTGAAATCATATTATTCCCTATATTTACCTCGTCCTTTCCTATATTTCGCACTACTCCCTCAAACCCTTCCTCACCGTCGAACCCTACCACCTTATCTCCTACCTTAAACTTACTCACTTGGCACCTCCTCTAAGTCCCATTCATGCCCGCAGTCAGGGCATTTGCAATCGTAGGCTATGCTATCTCCGATAACGTCAACGGCTTCATTGCCAGAATCACATTTGGGGCAAGTTACCTCTGTATTCGGCGCATTGCACTCTCTGCACTGGCACGGATAGCGTGAATCATATTCTCTTGGCTCTTTCATGGCTTCCTCCTGTAGTCGGCTAACCCCTCATCGCAAAGTCTATTTATATAATCCATGAGAGGCTTGTCTATATTGTAATATGGCTTTATAGCTTCTTGTATCCCACGCAACCTTGATTTTGGTAGTTCAAGAGTTTCCTCAGCCTTCTTGTTCAGGGCCTCTAACGTCTTTATCTGCTCATGCAGAGAACACAGAGAGATAAACTTACCCTCTTTATACTCACACAGTGGGCAAGGATAAGCCTCTATGCCTATGTAAGTCTTGGCCCTCTTTATCTGGGTCTCAAGACGGGTAATCTCGGCAATGCGCCGCTTGATAACTTCTCTCAAATCAACGATGTTCTTTTCTTGTTCTGTTATTATGGAAAAAAGAGCCTCTATCTCTGGCGATGTATTGCCTTTAAGACCCGCTCTTATCTCATCAATCCTGCTCATGGTCGGCCTCCCTTCTCAAGTCTCTTAATATGCTTCTTCCACTTCTTTTCTTTCCACTTCTTCGGCCTGCCTTCAAGGGCTCGTAGATTTACCAACCCGCCACCCTCTATCTCTTTTTTCATCCACTCGTTAAACCGCTGAGCTTTATCTTCGTCTTCTTGCGTCCAGCCCATCTTCATTCTCCTTAAATAAGTGGCGGGGGCAGGGAGTTGCACC